GACCTATGCTACGCCCGATGACAGAATCAAGGCAGATCAATTCTTGGGTTTGCTCAATTCATTCGCTCTCCCTGAACCCGAAGTGGATGTGCGAAAGCAACACATTGTCGGTATGGGCCGTGATGTGAACATTCTCACGAGTGGCCGTGAAATGCTTCAAGGTGGGTCGTTTGACACAAACGCCCACAGTCTGCGTTGGCTACGCTATGGGCTTGGTGGACACACTGCTCTTGGTTGGGGCGAATTGTCAAATGTCACGGCGGCTGATGCCGTTTTGACGGAATTACCATTGAACATCAATTACGGGGCATCGGCTTCATTTCAAGCACAGCAATATGGAAGCACAAACACCGATGCTGTGACGGGTGTGGACTCAGGCACAGGGGCGGTAGGCATCGGTGTAAACATTGATGTGAATGCTGATGCCTTGCTCGGTGCAAGAAGTGCGGGAACGGGGACAGGTTCAACAATTAACCTAACGGCTTCAAGTTATGCGACCACTCACGAGAATGCAGGGGCTTCGGGAGGTGTTTTCAAAACGCTTTCATCGGATGGTCTTTCAATGCTTTACGGCTCTTATACGAGTGCGGCGACAACCACCCTGTCAGGATGTGCTACAATCAGCACCGAAAATGCTGTGACGAGAGCAAACGATGCTAATGCTGTAATTTATATTCTCGCTAAATTGGAGGCTAACATCGCACACGGTGACATTCGTGTGAATGTTGGATCCACAATTGCAGGGCGTTTCAGCGTTGGTGAATACATTCAAATCGTGGATAAAGACACTATTCAAATTCCCGGTGCTGATGACGAATTGCCCACCATCAACAAGCATGAAATTCGCAGGGTCATCGCCATTGACGGTGCGTATGTCTATGTTGAAGAACCGTTTTGCCTCACACACACCGCCACATCCTGTGGTATTGACCGTATCATTTTCACCTATGATTCAACACAAGGTGCAACACGAAGAGGAAGCCCCGCTATCCTTGATACCACCAACGAATTGCGATACGGCATCACCCACACATTCTATGGAAACAGCAGTGTGCCAACCTTCGCTATTGAGCAATCGTTCCGAAAGAGCGATGCTACGCCCGGTTCGGAACACCTATTGCGTGTGTTCTCAGGATGCAAGGTGAACAGCGTGACCTGTTCGGCTGACACCGAGGGCGAAGTCAAATTGAATGGCGAATACGAAGCCACCCGTATGTTCACCGACACGGAGTCACGCTTTGCCACACCTCACCGACTGTTTGAGAACACCGCCAACACCAACATCAAGCGAAGGGTTTCGGGTATTGCCGTGAACGGTGAGAAACCTTATTTGTTTCAACACATCATTTTCAGTGCCTTTGGCGCACCTGTGGTTCGTGCTACACAATTGGAATTCAGCGTGAACAACACCAACACGGCACGCTATTACATTCGTGGAACGGATGGCACATACGCATCCACCGATCAAGTGTCGGAGGCGGCGGTCAATTACGCCACTGAAATTACCGAAGCACAGCGAGAATATACCTTCAAATTCAACGCATTGGTGGAGGACAACCGCTTCTTTGAGCAATTGCGACAACGAAAACACTTCTTGAATAGCAACGACATCACGATTGTGTTGAGCAAACCGGGTTCGGCAAGCAACCGCCAAAGGGCTACAATCACGATTGAGGATTACACGGTATTGAAGGCTGAAATGCCTATCCCCGATGATAAAGGCCCGGTCACAGCAAATGTTGAATTAGCGGTGCGACATCTTAAAGTGGAAGAAACAAATCCATATCCAATTCTGTGAAAAGGATTATATGCGACAGATGTGAGGGTTGATACAGATGGTAAGGCTAACAGGGTTTGTGATTATTGACGGGCGAAAGACTTCTCTTGATTGGACTGTCATGCCTGATGGCGTGATTGTCAATGCAGGAAACCTATCCTCGTCAAATGTGGAGGCAACGGTGGACATCACCCCTCCCGCACCACCTGTCCCTGAACCACTATCCACGCCCGCACCTGTTGAAGAAACACCCACCGACTACGAGTCAATGAACAAGACTGAATTGATGACACTTTGTAGTCAGCGTGGGCTTTCAACATCAGGCACAAAGGCTGAGTTAATCGCTCGCCTTGAGGCTGACGATAGTGGTGAAGCCGAAACCGTCAGTGAAGGTGAAACAGATGAAGAAAGCCAACCCCAATGATTTGGTTGCATCAACAGACGCAACAGAACACACGATTGACACCCCATTCGGTGAAATGACCGTGTGGGTTAAGGATCTGTCGTGGATTGACAGGCAAAACGCTCTCACAAAATTCGTTTCGTTGAAACAAGGTGAGGATGGCACACCTCAACCAACCATTGATTTTGGTGGCTTTTGGAAATTCTTGCTCGTGAATTGCATTGATAGGACTGAACCCGAATTGACAAAGAGTCAATTGCTCAACATCCGACCCGAAGTCGGTCAAGAATTGGCGAAAATCCTGCCCTCGTTTGATTCGCTCACCGAAAGCATGAGCAACCCATCAGGCCCTTTGGAATAACCCTTGATGATGTTCGTGCCTTTACAACATGGAACGGAGAGGGTGAAATCCCCGTATCTCAGCACAAATTGCCTGTGCTGATTAACCAAATGCCCGTTTTCTTTTTGGGTCGTTTCTTCAATTGTTCGCCTCATCAATGGGATGGGTTGCCCCCTGAGCGTGTGATATTGGACTATTACACGATGGTCGCATTCAAGGAAATAGAGGCAAAAGAAATGGACAAATTGAAGCGTGAGAACGCTGTGGGTCAAACGAAGGGGAGGTCTGTCAAGACCACAAGCGACATAGACTTCTTTGAACGGATGAATGCGGGGATGAAGTGATGGCGAGGGGCAACAAGCAAATCATGGGCATGGATGCCGCCCTTCTTGATGTCATTCAAACCCTCAACAAATACCAAGACCAAATTATCCGTTTGCCCAATCAGCACCAAGTGCTTCTCAAGACTTTAGGGCCGATTTACAAATCCTACACCAAAGTCCAAATGATTACGGATAGCGTGACAGGCTCGTTTAAGCAACAAACGAAAACAGGAGGTGTTTTGACAAAAGCCCTCAAAGGATTGGCTATACCGCTGACATTGGTTCTTGGTTTGTTCAAGGGATTGACAATGGCGATTTTTCCCATTGTCGGCATGGTGATGGCGATTCTTGGGGTGATGATGCTCTTTACCGCCGCATTGGATCAAGGAGGGGGTTCGCTTCGTGCTTGGTTGGAAGAAATGCCGATTATTAGCACCGTGTTTGGTGCTGTGCAAACCGCTGTTGATGTCTTGAAGGGTGTGTTGAGTGGTGAAGGCGGTGGGGGCTTGTTTGCACCCGTGTTTGAAAACGGACAAAAAATCATTGACGAATTGTTAGCCCTATGGGAAACGCTGACTACGAGCGTTTCTATGCCTTTCAATGCTGAGGAAATTTTTGGCGGGATAATGACGACATTGGGCATCCTGTTCACCGTCATCTCCGAAGGCGTATTGACGAGCGTGACGCTTGTGACTTCACTTTACACAGCCTTGGCTGAATCAGGTGCAATTCAAACGGTCATTGACGGCATTTCGTCTATATTCACAGCACTCGGAACACTATGGTCGTTCATCACCGCACTATTTGGGGATTCGGCAATCAGCGATTTCTTTCAAAGCATTCGTGATTTGTGGCAATTCTTGGTGGATTGGTTGCAGAATTCGGGGATTTTTGAATTTATAGGAAACATTATCGCACTTGTCTTTGAAATCGTTTCAACCATCATCGTTGTGACGGGCGTAATTATTGCCGTAGTGATGAAAATTATCCAAGTGCTGTGGCCCTTCATCGCACCGTATGCAAAAATGGTGGTTTCGTGGTGGGGGATAATTCTCGCTGTTGTCATGGGAGTGGTGAACACCGTCATCAAGGTCATTCGTGCCGCACTTGCTCTTTTGCGTGGTGATTTGGATGGTGCGGCGAAAATTTTCAAATCCATCGGTGACACATGGAAGGGCGTTTGGGAAGGTATCAAAGGACATTTCGCAAACATTGTTGATGCCATTATGGACTATCTTCAACCAATCATTGATGCAATTGATGTGGTGGTCGGTGGCATCAGCAGTGTTGCGAGTGGCATCGGTGGTGCTGTTGGTGGTTTGCTTGGCTTCTCCGATGGCGGTGTTGTCAAAGGGCCGACATCAGGCTATCCCGTTGCCTTACACGGAACAGAAGCCGTTGTGCCTCTCCCTGACGGGCGTTCAATCCCCGTCACCATTGAAGGCATGGGTGGTGGTGGAGGCACGAACAATGTCAATATCACCGTCAATGGTGCGAGTGGCGATCCACAAAAATTGGCGAGAGCCATAAGCGATGAAGTGTCAAAGGCGTTTAGAAGCCGAAGCCGTAGTGGTGGATTTAGCAGGGGTGTTTGATTATGCCGATGATTCAATTGATCAGGCGTGACGGTAAAATCATTGAATTGGAGGCAACCTCCGTTGCCTTTGATGTGCTTCGTGGTGTTCAAGTGTGGCCCATTCCGATTGCAGGTGTGCGTGCGGCATTTGACATGAATGACAACAGATTTAGCATCGGCATCAAAGGCATCCTCACCGATGATAATGTTGCATCAAGTGCGGTTGGTGCTACGGCTGTCCTTGATTTGTCACGAGGCACAGGGCTTTACGATTCTTGGTTCAAGCAACAACAAGCCCAAGGAAGAAGCACTATGAACGCCATCACAGATGCGTTGCATGGCAAAGAATTCGTTTTCAAATCGTCAGGTCAAGTGACGGCTGATTTGGGGGAGAACATCACCTTGCGGTTTTATCAATCGGGTGTGCCTTCGGCTACGGTTGCTACAAAAAGCATCATCCCGGTTTATGTTCCTGCGAGCCTCGCTAACACAGAAGAAATTGCCGATGCGATTGTCACAGCACTAAACGGTGCATCAGTCAAAGTCAATGGGGTCACAACCATCATCACGGATATTTTCACCATATCACAAAGTGCGGGTGATAAGGTGAACAGTGGTTCGCATCAAGGAGTCGGCACTTTGACAGGGGAAAAGGTGACACTCACCAACATTATCAAGAGTGCTGATGGCAATACGCCATTGACGAAACAGGGTGATTTGGTCGTTAGTGGGAACGCTGATTGGTCGCACTCTTTCTTCTCATCCGCCTCGTTTGTTAATGGGGTGTCAGGTGTTCGCATGACACGGGGTGACAAGGTGCAGGATTTGCTCAATATGACCGTGAACGCATCAGCGGGTGGTGGTTTAATCAACCCACAGTCATTCACAGGCGACTTGATTGAAATGCCTGATTCACTCGCTTCGTTTGATGTGGGCAAATTGCTTCGCATTGATCAAGCGGAGTCCGTTAAGAAATATATTGTTGGGTTGCGAATCCCATACGAATCGCTGATTTCATCCAATGTTGATATGCGGGAATTGCGTCAATTCGTCATTCCGACAGGGCCGGGAACGGACTTCTCGGCTGTCAAAAACACGGGTGCATTTGACCCTGTTGATAACATCTCAGGTGAAATTGTTCGCCCAAACCCGTATCTCCGTCAAGGTGTCGCTATCAGCGGTGTTGTTCAAAAATTCACAGCGACCTATGAAGCGGGCGATTCTGTTTGGAATTACGATTTGGAATTTGCGGCGGCGGAACAATTGTTGGGGATTTGATATGCCTCTCCACAAAGTCTATTCAAAAGCCGTGAGGCTAAATGGATATACCGATGGGATGGTTGTGCCTACGGGTGCATTCCGTGAAAGTGGTGTTGATTTATTCCCAAATAGCCACAGTGAAAAGACAGGTGCAACCAACAAAGTGTCGGTCTATGAAAGCGATGAGCCGAAAATAGGCAGACGACACTTCCCAATGGAAAACAACGGACTCAACAACCTCATCGGTGCATTCACCATTGAAGCATTCGTTATTCCCGACCACGGTGGCGTGATTGTTCACAAACCAAACGCATTCACGCTCAAGGTGGGTGAGCCATTTCAGCCCGCACCTGTGGTGTTTGATGTTGAAACACGGACAACGAGTGAAAGGCTTAGCACCAATTTCAATGTGCCAACGGAACAGGTGTCGTGGGGAACATATACCGATGGGCAATCAAAACCCCATGATTTAGCCCTACCTTCTCGTGAATTGATTTATGTCAATGCTCAATTCACCTCCAAGAAAATGTCAATTTTCATCAACGGCAACCTTGCCGCCGAACAGGACTTTGGGGGTGATGAGCGACTTATCAAAGCGGGTTCATCCGACTTATTCATTGGGGGCGAAGGTGGCGAATATCGGGGTGTCATTGAAAGTGTGCGGATTAGCAGGGGTGCAATTGACCCAATTGTGAAACCTTTGACGGCAACGCCTGACACAGTGGGACTTTGGGATTTTGAGGATGAGGATGACATACCCCAATTATTTTTCTTTAACAACAAGAACCCTGCTCATCCGCATCAAGGCAAAGACGGAGTGGGCAAACATACAGACGGCTTGATGCCTATACCGATGGTTTGCGTGGGCTACGATTTCACAAACATTGATCCGGGTGGTGCTGTCACCACAGCGAGTGGACACCCGCTTAACTTGGCGAGTGGCTACAAATACGGATATTTTCGCATCCGTGACTTCCCTGACAGCGTTATTGCGGGCGTTGAGGAAAGGGCTACGGCTTTGGAAATGCTTGCATCGCACATTCTTTCTGTCCCAATCAATGAATTGCCGTTTCAATCATGGTGGGATAGTGGGCTGTTGGATATTTCATCAACCATTACCAACGCCACCTATCACTCCGATGGCATCCCCGTATCAAACCTCAACGCTATCATAAATGCGTCAGGCACTAACCCCGTGACGGGTGGAAGTGTGTCACCATTCTCGTATTATCGGGAGAGCGACACCGCCCCATATTCGCCCGAAGGCGGAATCAATCTTGACCCAATGGCTAATCCAATTGAGCGTATGCGTATTGTCGCCATTGACTTTCAAGGGAACAATTCGTTAGGCCGACCCCCTTGTGTTGTAGTGCAATCCACCATGCTGTCGGGTGATACGGCTGAACCAACCACACAGGGATTTTTGTTTGACCATTCGGACAATACACCTGTTTGGTTCACACTTGGCAACGGTGATTTGGTAATTGACCCCGGCAAACAAGGAAGCCGACCAAAAGGACAAATGACTCGTGCGCGATTCAGTCAAAATCAACGCTTTACAGACCGCACAGGTTTGGGCAACGATGCCTATTGGATTTCACGCAAGGCTCGTTTGACTAATGGAATGAAAAACAAATTGCACACGGTTTCGGGGACACAGGCTGACATTGAGCCACCTCACGGCAACGATTTGTTGGTTTGGCTTGATGCCAATGACAAAAGCCAATTGTTGCGTGATGACGCAACGGCTGTCGTCACTAATGATGAATTCGTATTTTGGTGGAAAAACAAAGCACGAGGTGGGCCAACAACGAGTGCGGGAACAAATTACCATTTCTATTCGTGGGGCAACGGATGGCGTTGGAAGGAGAATTGCGGGAGTGCGAACAACCGTTCAGGCTTGGTCGCTGTGAGCATCACCGAAGCCGTTCAAAACCCAAGTGGCCCGTATATGTGGCCGGGCGGAACACCAACCATTGAACCGGGTGTTATTATCCCCGACTATCCAACGGGCGTGACCTATTACAAGGGGTCATCGTGGGTGAACGGTTTTGGGAACACAGGGACTTCAAGAATCAATCATCACGCATCAATCACTTCAAAGGCAATCGGTGCTGATCATCCAAGTGTTCTCTATTCGGGAGGGCCAAGCATGACTGATGGCGACCATTCATTCTATTTTGTAGTGACACCATCGGCATACGGAAGTGACCCGTTGGGCTTGATTCATTCCGAATCAAATGACGGACTTGTTATCCGCTTGAACAATGGTTCATCACAAATGACCGCTGAAAGCGACACTGCACCTCTCGTCACTCATGGTTCGTCGCCAACCGCAGGAACGCCTGTTTTGGTTGCCGTTAGGACAAAGCAATCAGCATCATTGACGATTGATATGCTTGTGCGGTCAAATCGTGGTGCTTCAAGCGACACATCCAATGCCTATTGGAATCCATCGCCCGCTATCATTTTTGATGACACTGCCGCACAAACGGGTGGGGTTGAATTGTTTGGTGAAATGACTTCAAGCGGTGCGGGAACAAACGCCATTGACAACATGGCTCAAAACGGCTTTATTGTCCATGAAGTGCTTATCTATCCAAAGCACCTAAGCACCTCCGAGCATGACGATGTTGTGCAGTGGTTTGAGGACAGGTATGGGGTGTGATGAATGACTGAATTGACAGAAACACTCATCCTCACGGCTATCGCTACCGATTCGGGAACAGCGACTACGGAATTGACGAATGCCGTGAACAATTTGGCTCAAGGTGGGCCGATTACGCTTGTGCCAATTCTCCCCGGCTATTCAGGCCCACCGATTGAAATTTTTCAAAACGAGGCGGCAATTTCGGCTTATCACACAATCCGTTGGCTTGTCACCAAAGGGTTGGCGACGGGTGCGGCATTACAAGCCTCTATGTTGGCTAATTTTAGTGCCAATTTTTTAGCCCCACCCCAACCACCATCGCACACGGTTAGTGACTTGGATGATTATTTCTTTCTTCATGCAAACGGAGGTTCAACCATCCTCTCGTCAGGTGACATCACCGCCGCATTCAACGGTGTGCCATCCATCACAATTTTCGGAAGTGGCAACCCACCTGCGACGGGTGATGAATTTACATCGGTATCAGGTAATGTCATTGAGCCAACAACGGATATTGCAGGTATGTGTGGTTTGACAACCTACAATCGTGTGGAAGGTCACTTCTTTTTGAAGCAATTGCCTCAACCAAAAATTGAGTCTGTTAAACGCACTGTTCAAGGGTTAGCAGACCAATTTGAAAGCCAATATGAAGATCCGTATGCGAAAACATTGATGACTCAAAATGAAAAGGTCAAAGTGACCGAGCGTGTGTTTGTTGGCGAAGCACTGAATGTGCAAACCTCATCACGAGTCAGCACATATACAACAGTCGGCACAAGCATTGTCAAGCACGCTATTGTCGCTCAAGGTGGCAATTCTTTCATTGACACGACCTATGGGAATGTAGTGTCGTCATCACAGGACACAATGGTGGCTATTGCTGTGGAGGACATTCGCCCGTTCTCATTGAAAGGTTTGGACACCGATGAGGATGCTTTGTTTGACATGATTGACCCAACCAAACCAACCAACGAAAATTATGTTCGCCATGTCACTCCTGAGAAGGAGAGCCGAATTGCTGTGTTGGAAACCCCCCAAGCCCTCCGTGATGCAGGAGGGCCACCACAAATCCTCATCTATTATAACGCTATTGATCCAACAGGTGAATTGGTTGCGGGGTGGAAAGGCGACAATTCGTGGTTCACCCCCGCATCCCACGCTCAAACATACCGAAACGACATTGACGGTATCAACACCATGTCAAAGAAAGGTTGGTTGATTGTTGAAAAAACCATGCCCGATACCAATACGGTGTTCGTTGATAACTCCAATGGCTACCCTGTATATCGGTCTATTTTGGATTGGATTAGGCGACCTTACACAGCCGTTCAATTTGGTTCACCGCCTACATGGGATGCTCTCACCCTGCACGCACCGGGTGGACTCATCACCATACCCTCAAAGGATTTTCAATCAGGTTTAACCAACCACTCGTTGCGGGCAAATCCCACAGGGGATTTGGCAATTTCGCCATTCGTCAATGTTGAAAATTGCGCTCACACCGTCATTCAAGAAACAATTGCGGGCAACCGCATCCGTGACGATGGGTATGGTTCTCCAATCGCCATCAGCAACACACGCTCAATCACTGACAAAAATGACAGCATTTACCATACCGTCACCATTCAATCATCAAACAAAAACAAAGACACGATTACCGACAATGACAATCCATTCATGCAACCTGTCAATTACGAACAATTTGACATTATTGATAATATCGTTGAGGCTGATCGTCATTTGTTGCTAATTCATCCATCAAACAAGAACAGGACAAAGACCCTCAACACCATTTACACACAGCAAAACGGAGTCAATTCATATCACAATTGCACCATTGAAATGACTTTGATGCGAGGGCGCGTTGAAGAAATCAATCCTGTGAGTGGCGATATGTCAAGCGGGGGTGTAGCCCTTCGTGGTCGTTCACAATTGATTGACATAACCGACAAAATAAGTGAAAGGGACTTTGATTTGAATGAAGGTTTCCCAATCAAAGAAATCGGTGATTTGGGATCGCCAACCGTGAGCATCACACTCGGTGGTTTGGGGCAAGGCGGTATTGATGTTGCCCCTGTGCGAACAGAACACAGCAAATTGCCTGTGTGGAAGGATAAGGTGATTGGGACAAACAACCCATCGGTGCGAAACGACAGGCAAACCTCCACCTATTACGCATCAACGAGAGCATTGGTTGAATTGCCGTTGTTCCCCTCAATGTTCTATGACATTGAGCAAATTTTGCCTGAGAGCGAATACCGAAGGAGTCCACTACCGAGCGATAAGTCAATGGAAATCGTTGTTGATTGCACCATGTCGGCTGTTAATCGCCCACAAATGCAAAATTATGAGAATCGGTGGGCGATTGATTGGGGGTTGCGAGGGGAGGTTTCATCCTTCAAAGTCCACAATTACAGCATGGTTGCGGGGCGAACAATCATTCGTTTCATGCGAGAAAACGCGTCGTCGTATTTGAAATTAGGAACATATTCAGGCGGTGAAACCACCGCCACAGGAGGTTCAGCCTACACGGATGCTTACATTGAGGTTGATGATGTCCAACCGTTTATTCAAGAAAGTGGAATTGATGTTCCGAATCACACCACTACAAGCACAGGTGTGTTAATCAATGCTTTGGGTGGTCATCCCATCGGTCAAACGAGCCTTACGGTTGATACGGTTGATGCTACCACCAAATTCAAACCCGGTGATGAAGTGTATAACCACAACACAGGTTCACTCCTTGGCATTGTGTCAAGCGTGACATCAACAAACATTACGCTTAGAACAGGCATACCCGAAGCGTTAGTGAACAACACACCGTTGGGTTCGCCATATTGGTCGTTTGGGGCGGCGGGTGCGACACCAAACGGCGACAATGGATTCGCTGTCACGATTGGAGAAGGCGTGATAAACGACACGGGCGGAATCCGTGTCCGTGTGTATAAAGTGTCAATTGAAGGATTGAGCCATCGTCTATATTTTGATTCGTGGCACGATTGGGCTGATAAAGACGCAACATTGAGTGAAGTGCAAGACCAATTCATTGTGGGTTTGCCCGTTGTGATGGGCTGTTGGCTATCGGATGATGATTTTCATTACAACGGCACAGTTAAGGCACTCACGGGCTTCTCCGCTACGGTTGGAACGAGCAATAGCACAATGGCTCAAGCGTTCATTAACCCAATGCGCTATGCGCTGTGTTTGGGGCGTTCAACCTCCGACAACAAAACAGCGGTTTGCATTGACCCAACAGACGACTCACGGCTGTTCATTAACAAAGGGCCAACAATGGAAGGATTTTCGTTTGACCCCGGCAATCATTTGTTTGGTGATGACGACTTCCCGCTTCAACCACCTGTTGAGTGCCGAACAGGACATTTTGCTCTAAAAGGCAAGCGTAATGATGAAACCTTAGACCATGTTCGCCCACTCCATATAAACTTTGGAACGGTTGCCAATTCAAAAAATGTCAGCAATTTCAAAGAAGGTGTCAATGAAATCATCCGACTCATCAATCAAGCAGGTCATCCCAATGCAAAAAATGCCAACGGTGGAAGTGCCTTCAATCCACCACAATTATTCACCGAAAACGATGGAACAGAAACAGTGTCAAGTCTTGATACAGGAACACACATGGGGTATGTGCGTGCATTTATTGGACAAGAAGTGGAGAGCCGTGATGGAGAAGTGGGCATATCTATTGTTATACACAGCACTATTCCGGGTGCAACAGGTCGCAATTTCGCCCTATGGCTTCACAACAACAGTCCTTATCCTTATCGCCCTATTCAAGCAATAGGACACGGTGGTTTGTTGGCTACAAACAGTCGGTCATATCAGGCTTCATCCTTTGCCGCCCCTTTGCCATTGGGCATGGATGGTGAAACACACATTCCGATCACTACATTTCAAGGCGGTGTTCACGGGCGGGTGGAGGATGGTGGTGGTAATTTGCGAACCTACAACGGAATCGGAAGTGAATTCATCATTAAATCAGTCAAAAATGCTCGGCAAAAAGACGGTGATTTTTGGCCTGTTTATGATGTTAATTCGTTCCCGCATATTGCTGTTGAAAGAAAAGCGTTGGATGTCATTAGCCGTTTATCACAAAACACCTCGTCTTTAAATCTCGGCTACATTGTCGTTGATGATGCTTTGATAGGGACTTTTGAAAATATCGTGGCGAACATTGGGGCAACGCAGTGCCGTGTAAATGGAGTCGGTGCGTGCTGTTTCTTGGGAACGGTGAAACCCCTTGATGACGACTTGACAAAGAAGTGGACTGAATTGTTTGTGGATCGCGAAGGCAATAGCAAAGAGGCGGTCATCAAAATCGTCTATCCTTTGCCTGATGCACACGGTATTCTGTTCTTTGGTGGTGGACACACGGGAACGGTCTTTGACATCAGCGATGGAACAGACAACGATTATTCGGACTTTTACACTCACCATTATTCTCAAGGCCCAACGGGGTATAGTGGTTTTCAAAATCTTCAAGAGGTTCAAACATCCGCCGCCGTATTGGATTTCACCAAATTGAAGAATAGCGATACCGTCAAAGAAAACACATATCGTGGATTGCATGGAAAATACACTCTCGTTTCATCGGGCGTTGCTGACAATTTAGCACATACGATGGACAACGATTGCTTGTTTTATGCACGCTTGAATGAAGGTGGGCTATTCAGCACAAATCACGGAACAGACGGAAAAGAATTGGTTCTTGAAACCCTCTTTGGTCGCAAATTGCTCGCCTACGGCAATTTTTCAGCATCGGCTATTGATGGGGTGGATGCACCCATTAGCGTTGATCCCGAATCAAAAGGAATTGACTTAGCGACAGCGAATAACGCCGCCATATCCCTTCACAAACAATCCGCAGGGATGGGTCAAAGCCCACAATTGCGTGTTCCTATCATTGATGCCGTCAATGACGATTGGTCGGTGTCATTTTTGTTCTCGGCTAAACCCAACACAGGTTCGTGGACAAGCGAAGCCTATGGAAATGGGCCTGTCATTCAAGGCATTGACACGAACAACGGGACATTTGGCGTGGGCATTGAAACCAAAGAAAATGGAATTGACCCAAACATGATGGATGTAATTATTTTGGTGAGAACAGCACAGGCTTTGGGAAGCCAATCGGATTACAGGATTACGCTTCTCGCACCTTTGCCCAAAGACGCATGGCATCATGTTGTGGTGGCGAGAACAGGAACATACCCAACCGCTTCTGTGTTTGTGAATGGTGTTCAAGAATTGAGTGCTTCAGCATCAAGTGTGACACAATTAGGGAACATTGATTCGTCATCATACCGCAACGGAACGGCAGGGAACAGTCCACATTTGCCAACCGCCATTGGTGTTCCTCATGTGACAGCATCGGGTGTCCTTGTGGACAAATCAGGTGGCTACACAGCGGGCGAAAATGTCACTATTGCCGTTGATACGGTTGATGCAACCACCCAATTTAGCATCGGTGATGCAGTGTTTGACCCAAGTGGGAATGTTATTGGGGTCGTCGCCTCTTTGACGGCAACCGCAATCACCCTAACAACCAAAAACATAGTCGCTTTGAACAACAATGACGATTTGCAGAAAGGCACAGTCCTTTCAAGTGGATTTTATGGGAGGAACACCAATATGCTCACTATCGCCACTGCTTTGCACACTTACACTGTATCGGGGACATATTTTTACGGGCGACATCACAGTGGAACATCAAACAACACAGACCCCATTTATTTCAAAGGCGGTCTTGCTGATATTGCTCTATGGAAAAAGGCTTTTACCGCTGACGAAGTGACGGAATTGTATAATGCTCTAACGGTGTGGGATTGACATGGCTGAGGTGAGTGCGTTCAAGCGACAGGATTACCCTGCCGACACACGCACTATGGGAAGTGATGACGCACGACCCCCAAGTGGCTATTTCAGCCTCCATTTCACTTATCCTGACACCGAATATACAGATGCGACCACTTTCACTTGGGCGGGTGGTGGCAACGCTCTCGGTATGCACTTTTTGGTGCGAACCAATTTGGCAAACGATTCTGTTGGCACATATAGCAACGGTGAAAATTTCTATGTGATTGATTTGAAGCGTGCGAGTGATGCGGCGAGTGCCGCCTCGTCGTCATTGACCTATGATTTGGGATCAAAAGAGGCGGCGATGATGATTGCATCCGCTATCAATTCATCTCGTGCGTATCAAACAGGGTCGCATTCACGGGGGCGATATTTGCGAGCCAAATATCAATCAATGTCAGGGCGAGCAAATTACGAAGGTGTAAATTGGAATCCTCTCGGCTTTTTGACAGGGGGCGAAGGGGGTTCTTTGCAGTGGGAAGCCAATGGTGATCAAGCAAAGGGTTCAGCAAATTACATCACCTTGAAAGAATCGTCGGGCAACGACTTGGTTCTCAGCACTATCCATCCCGGTGACAAGTTATACACCGCAGGTGCAAACAGTCGTTTTGTTGGAACAGCCCTTGAAGTGAGAGGCACAAAGGTATATTTGAAAGAGGATTTGGCGACTGATTTGAGCAACAGTGACCCAATTCGGCTTGGAAAGGTGCTGATGTCATTTGATGAGTTATACATTGGCGAAGCCCTCAACAACGCGCCGACAGTGCGTTTGCCAACCGACATACCACAAAAGGGCAAATTGACAGCAACCTTCCCATCCACCGAATACATTCTGTATTACGATTCATGGGAGGTGGTTGCTGATTCAAATTTTGGCTCATTAAATCAAACAGGCCAAATTGCTTTCAATGTTTATGACTACAACACCCCCTATGACTTTGATGGTGTGTTGGGATCCGAACCAACATGGACAATCCACAATGAAACAGAACAACAGCACACTGTCGTAGTGTCATGGGAAAGTGACACGCCGACAGGCGGTGGGTATTGGGGAACGGCAAACGGTGGCCCAATCGTTCAAGGTCTTGGTGCGCCACTTCCCGTGTGGTATCTCACCGCCAAGCCAATGGATGGTGGGAACATGGGGTTGCCCGACATTACGCACGAATCACGGGGCGCACAACCATCCGCTTTGAGTGGACACGGGTATAGCCGATTCTCCATTGAAGGATTGAATTCGTGCGTATTGCCCGATTTACCCCCGCCTGATATGCCTTTTGACGGCCCGGTTATCATGGGTGAAGTGGCATCCGACCCATTTCAATGGACAGGACTAAACGATCAAAGAACGGCTTTAGCCGATGATGAATTATTGCTTGACGATGTTGAATTCGGAACAGAATTAGATGAATTTGTTTTGAAAGAAACGGAGTGCTATGTCAGCACCAACGCAACATTGAGTGCGGGTGTGTCCCAATTTAACGCTATGACTCCAAACACAGCCTTTGGCGATCACTTTGAAATTGGTGATACAATTTACACAAAAGACGGACAAAGTGTTGGCGTGGTTGATGGTGTTAGGGGTATTCACTCTATGGGGTTGCGAGCGTTAGGGCCAGCCCGCCGAACCACAGGATTGGAATTATTGGGTGCAACTCAAAATACGGGTGTTTTATTCGTAAGCGTATCAGTGAGAACCTTAACCGTCACAGGAACGGATGCCACCACCAAATTTGCGGCGGGACAAGAAGTGTGGAGTCCAAGTGGTGAATTCGTCGGCCTTATTGACAATGTTCCGAATGCAACCACCATTAAATTGCAGGAAGCACCGTTAGTGTCACTCGCCATAAATGATGAATTACACAGGAAATCACTTGGATTAACTACGACTCACAATCACTTGGTGTTCTCGGCATTGAGTGGGGAATTTGCGGTTGGTGATGTTGTTGTCACTTCAACCAATGTTGAAATTGGAACGGTTGCTGATGTCTATGGGTCATCCATTGAATTGGTGGACAATCAGACGATTGCTCTTTTTGCGGGGACTGTCATTTACATTCGCAAAGTGAATTATGAAGTCATTGAATTGAATAGCGCAGGAACAGGCTATGTTGATGCCATAGGCGTGAATACAATTGGTGGTTCGGGAACAGGCATGACAGTGGACATTGTGACCTTTAGCGGTGCAATTATCAAGGTAAGGATGAATGCACCGGGTTCAGGCTATGTGGCGGGTGACATAATTGTGATAGATCAACCACCTGCGGGCGGTGGCGATATTCGCTATAACGGCAAGCCAACGGGTATAGAATATACGAGCAGTGATTTTGATTTGGGCATTCCCCTTGAGGTTTATGACGCAAATGCTGATGGCGTGACAACCGCTTCTCCTGAAGCGTTGGGTGCGGTCAGTGGAACGATTGGCGACTACACCTATGCCCCCAACCCCAATGTGTTGATGAACAGTGTGTCGGAAATTTTTGGTCGTTTGTTCCGTGGTGCTTATGTCACTTCAACACTTGGTTCATACACATTTTCACGAATGTATTGGCTCAATTTGGACAAAGACATAGCCACCGATACCCTGCTTTATCGGGCTTGTCCCACAATCACCCTATCCTCTCCCACTACCATTGATTTGGTGGATTCTCAGCCCCTTTACAAAATCAAAAAGACGGGTGATTGGTCGGTTGCATTGGAGAATGGGTATGAAATAGCGAGCAAATACGGTTCAATGACAAACGCCACCGAAAGTGATTATGCGACACTCAACAATATGCGACAAAGCACCACAGACAGAGCAAAGGCTGTTGTCAAAAACGGGTTGAAATCCGAAAACACGACAATTAGCACAAGCACAAGCCCCTTCGTGGGTTCTTTGGGCTATGTGAGTCGGCCTTATCGTGTCACGAGAACCGTTAGCGCCGAGCGTGTTCGTGGGCTATATGTGCCTAACGAAGAACGGGTTTGGGACAGCATTTCAGTCGTTGATGACAAAGGACAGGAATTGATTTTAGAAGGGGGGTCGCCTTTCGGAACGGTCATCAAAGACTTCACCTACAAACAGACCCGCCTCAATCCTAACACGGGAACAGAAACACCTCTTCCTTCAACGGTTGGAAGCGGAATTGAACCCAATTTGGAAATCAACCTCCCATCACAAGACGAAATACCCGGCAATATCATCGTGCGTTCAGGGCATGACCGTGTTCAAGCATGGAATAATTTGACATGGGGCATGGGTGGGTTGTCAGCACCGACTTCGGGCTTAGCGGGTGATGCTGAATCTTCATTGAAGGATGTGCAAGTCACAGCGTTTGACACACACGACAGGGTTTTGCACTTTCACGCTGTGCGTATTATTCACGACAAAATGGAGAGTCAATTTGGACTCACGCTCAACACCACCGCAGGTGGCGTGCCAAGCGGAACGACTCGCTTATTTGCGGCACACCGCCTTAGCGACCATGTTGAGCGTGGTTCTGTGCTATTGGACACAAACAACGGGGCTGACGGTTCATACCTCCACCCCCACCATCGCATTCGTTTTGGTCGTCAAGGCCACTCCTTTGTTGCACCATTAACCACAAGAGGCACACCTATGGCGTTGCGAAGGCAATTGCATCGCTCACACGGTTCGGCGTATTCGTTGCTCTTTGAGGCTGAAACAGAACACAAGCATTGGGGCTTTCAATCAGCCTACAATGGAGGCATAGACCCACCGTCAGCCACCGTCTATTACCTTGACACTTTGGAGGTCAAGAGCGAAGCCTACAATACAGGGTCGTTTGCATCCGATGGCTTCCCAATGAGCGAAATCAAAAACGCAGGGTTGCCGAATTGGAGAAGGTATGACGGTGCTACGCCCCACGACCAAATTGATTTGCTATTTGCACCCGGTCAATTGCATACGAAGGTTGAGGGTGCTACGGAACAAGCACAGTGGGTTTCGGGTTATTACAGTCAAAATTCTGCGGTCTTTGGGCCGTATGGAAGTGCGGCAACTTCCGGGCCAATTGCCCTCACCGTTGGCTCACGAACCGTCAATAATAGGCACAACGCAGGTGAAGAATTTGCCATGAACGGTTTCATGCTTTCGCAATATATGCTCATGGGAGGGCGACCAAACCCAACATGGATTCAAAATGGCTTTGAGGCATCCGATGGGTTGCATACCTATTATTCCTTGACAGGTCATCCTGCGGGTTGGCGAACCGCCCGTGTGGGAACAGAATTAGCCACCGTTCCCCCACTTATTGCTCACGATCCTGAAATGGTGAATATGTCGGCTGTGCCTGTCGCCAATGTGGAGTCCCCATCAAGCAGTGGGGATTTTGATGCGGAGGATTCGCACGCTGACTTGGCGTTGGTTTCATCAAGTGACACCAATTCAAACGCCATCCCCGATGCCTTCCTATGCACATGGCTTGCTGAATACAGTCACCCCGCTTTGCTTGGAACGAGCCGAGAGCAATACATGACATTCCGATACCGTGAAGCAGGTATGCCTAACGCTGTGGATCAACCATCAGTGCGAGGATTGTATTTGCGTAATGCCCCCGCCACCGACACGGATTCTGTGGATAAGGGAATGGCTTTTGAACGCATTTACGCATTTCAATGGCTACAACAATACGGCTACAACGGACTTAACGCAGGTGGACACGGCACAAATTGGGGTCAGCGTTCAGCGAGTGCGGTGTTGATGGGACACACAGGATTGCGTGAGCCACACGGCACGCTTGAATTGCGTCAGCATTTTGTGCTGAGGGGTGCAAGCACCCGCTATTCTCGTGGAGAAGGCATTGGTGACGGACTCAACCCACGCAAAGCCATCACGAAATGGGTATTGGATAAGGACACCACCAATTCGTATGAGTGGAATGAAATGACGGTGGTGCAAAATCCAATGGTCGCTGTGGATTTGTCACGGCGATTGCCTGTGCGAGCCTTTGGTTTCAAGGGTGCTTCGGATGCTCTCAATATGTTGGCGGGCGACCCCGCTGAAACCTCATCCTCAATGGATGCTATATTGCGGTCAGCCCGTTTTGATGGCGGGAAGCACGACAGCATGAACGATTTGCCGACAGGCGGTGATTGGGCATGGGGTGACAGCACATACACAGGGATTGAACGCACTGTGCCTATTGGCATGGTTATCAGCCAACACACCAACGAAGGTATTGGGCGAGAGGGTTTCAACCGCTTGTCCAACGCGCCTTGGACTGAGGCTGAAACACGGGTCGGCATGGGGCGGGTGCTTCAAGATGAAACACTCGGCATGGTATCACACAGGGCTATGCCATCGGGTGTAGTGGATGCACACCGAACAGAATTTGCCACAATCACAGGCTCATCGGCTAAATTTTTA